CACTAGTCATGGCTAAACTTTGTGCTAGAGGAAAAGCAGCAGCAAAAAGAAAATTTAAAGTGTATCCAAGTGCATACGCTAATATGTATGCTTCTGCCGTTTGTTCTGGCAAAGTAACACCAGGTGGTAAAAAAAATAAATCACAACAAAGAAAAACAGTATCAAACTATAATCAAGGTGGGATTGCTAAAGGTTGTGGAAATGTAATGGACAATAGAAGAAAAGTTACAAAAAAATATTAATATGGCTCAAGGTGGTTTACGTAAATGGGTAGCAGAGAAATGGGTAGACATTGGAGCTCCGAAGAAGGATGGCAAGTATCAACCTTGCGGGAGATCGAAGGGGAGCAAGAGGAAATATCCAAAATGTGTCCCTATTGCAAAAGCACGCTCCATGAGTGCTTCACAAAAGGCGAGTGCGGTCAAACGAAAGCGCCAAGCGTCGAACACTGGCCCTAAACCAACAAACGTAAAAACAATTGTAAAAAGAACTAACAAAGCTGACGGTGGTTACATTGGAAGTTTCATCGACTTGAATGTCGATGGAAAAACATATAGTAATCCAAGTTATAAAAAGTATTATAAAGGATTAATATAATGGCAAGAACTGCTGCATGGCAAAGAAAAGAAGGCAAATCACCTAGCGGTGGTTTAAATAGAAAAGGGGTTGCATCTTATAGAGCTGCTAATCCTGGATCTAAATTAAAAACAGCTGTAACAACTAAACCTTCAAAATTAAAGAAAGGTTCTAAGGCTGCTAATCGTAGAAAATCGTTCTGCGCACGTATGACAGGTATGAAAAAAAGACTAACATCTGCAAAAACTGCACGCGATCCCAATTCTAGGATTAACAAAAGTCTTAGAAAATGGAATTGCTAAATGACTGTACACTATTCACTAGAAACATTTGTACCTACACTAAGAAAAAAAATTAAAGAATCTTATCAGCAAATCGGAGACGTGATGATTGCTGGAGGGATAACAGATATGGAAAAATATAAATATCTGTTAGGACAGGCGCATGCCTTTCAATTAATAGATCAGGAAATCTCAAACCTGCTAAATCCAAAGGAGGATAAAAAAAATGAGCAATCAACAAACGTCATTAAATTCGGAAGAGATTCCGAAGACGAAACTAGCTCTTGAAGAAAAATATCAAGAGGAAAATAAAGCAAAAGAAATAGAGCAAACTAAAAGATTAGATGAAACTAATATTGGTTCATTAATAGATGAACTACCCAATCCATCTGGATGGAGAATGTTAGTTTTACCTTTTACACCAAAAGAAAAAACTAAAGGTGGAATTATATTTTCACAAGAATCTTTAGACAAAGCCAGAATGGTTACAAATTGTGGTTATGTATTAAAGATGGGACCTCTTTGTTACAAAGATAAAAATAAATTTGAAACAGGTCCTTGGTGTAAAGAAAAAGATTGGGTGATTTTTGCAAGATATGCAGGATCACGTTTACCAATAGAAGGCGGAGAAGTTCGTCTTTTAAACGACGACGAGGTTCTTGGAACAATTAAAGATCCAGAATCTGTGTTGCATTACATTTAACATAGGAGGAAACTATGCAAGAAGAAGAAAAGAAAAATATTCCCATGGTTGATATTGATACTTCTGGCCCAGAGCAAGAAGTAGAAATACAAGAAGATCCATCAGGAATAGAAGATAAGTCTGACGCTACCGATAAAACATTTGAAAACGAGCGTGAGACTAAGTTAGAAGAAGCTAGCTCCGAGTCACAAGAGGCTAGCAGCGAGGAGCAAGAAGCACAGAAAGATGCGAAAGATGTAGAATTAGAGAATTATAGTAAAGATGTTCAAAGAAGAATTGCTAAACTTACTGGAAAGTGGAGAGAAGCACAAAGACAAAGAGATGAAGCAATTGCATTTGCAAAATTGCAAAAAGAGCAACGTGAATCTTTGTTGAAAAAATATTCTTCGGTAGAACAAGCTGGAGTAAAAGATAGAGAAGAGCGAATCAAATCTGGACTATTAGCAGCTCAAACAAAATTAGCACAAGCTAGAGCTAATGATGATGTGGTAGCAGAAGTGGAAGCTCAAAAAGAAATTGCAAGACTTGGTTATGAAGAAGCAAGATTGCAAGAAGCTAAGTCATTAGCAGAAACAGTTGTTTCAAAAGAAGAAGAAATACCTGTTTTACAACAACAACCCGTGTCTCAACCAAGACCCGATCCTAAAGCAGAAGCTTGGGGAGCTAAAAATAGATGGTTTGGTAGTGATACAGCCATGACTTATACGGCTTTTGATATACATAATAAATTAGAAGCTGAAGGTTATGACCCACAATCTGATGAATATTATGCTGAAATTGATAAAAGAATAAGACTTGAATTTCCGCATAAATTTGGTAATAATAGCAACACTACGGCTGAATCGACTAAGCCAGTGCAAACAGTAGCGTCGGCGACGCGAAGCACAAAACCAGGTCGCAAAACTGTCAGACTCACCCCTTCTGAAGTTGCTATCGCCAAAAAATTAGGAGTGTCATTAGAAGATTATGCAAAACAAAAAAAACACATGAAGGAGGTTTAAGCATATGGAAAACGAAAATAACATGAAGACCCCTCGTGCGAGTCAGTCAAGAGTTTCTGAAAAGAGACCGACAACCTGGACTCCCCCGTCATCTTTAGATGCACCACCTGCGCCTGATGGTTTTAGGCATAGATGGATAAGAACTGAAACTTTAGGCATGGACGATTCAAAGAACATGTCTGGTAAGTTAAGATCTGGTTGGGAACTCGTTCGAGCAGACCAATACCCAGAGCACCCTTATCCACAAGTTGCTGAAGGCAAATACGCAGGAGTGATTGGAGTAGGCGGCCTTGTGTTGGCAAGGATACCGGAAGAGATCGCAAAATCTCGAGAAGCTTATTTTAGAAAACAAGTTTCCGACAGAGATGAAGCAGTAAATAACGATCTTTTGAAGGAACAACACCCAAGTATGCCTATTGATAGCAATAGGCAGAGTCGCGTAACTTTTGGTGGTACTAAAAAGTAATTTTTTAGCAATACCAACGACCGCGATACTAAATATAAACTAAAACTAAGGAGTAAAAACTATGGCTACTAACAAAGACGCCGCTTTCGGTTTGAAAGCATTAGGCAAAGTTGGTCAGAATAGAGACAACCAAGGTTTAAGTGAATATAGTATTGCCGCTAACTCGACTGCGATATACCAAAATGACCCTGTCAAAGCATTAGGCACAGGTTACATTGGTGTTGCAGCAGCTGGTGATCAATTATTAGGTTCACTTAATGGTGTGTTCTATACTGACGCTAGTACGTCAAAACCGACATGGGCAAATCACCTAGCCGGATCAAACACTGCTACAGACATTGTTGGATTCGTTGCTGATGATCCCTATGAAAGATTTGAAGTACAAAACACAACAAGTTTGGCAATTGCAAGCATTAACGGTTTAGCTAACATTAGCTACGCTGCAGGTGCTACACCAAACTTTGTGTCAAAAGTAGAACTTGACGGTGGTACAATCACTACTACTACAAGAACACTTAAAATCTTAGGAGTGACTAAGGATGACGACAATAACAACTTACTAAACGCTACTACATATAACGTGAATGTAAATTGTGTTGTTCAGATTGCTAACCACTTCTTAAACTCAACATCAGGCGTATAATAGGAGAATAAATTATGGCTATATCAAGAGGACAACTAGTTAAAGAACTAGAGCCAGGATTGAATGCACTATTCGGCCTGGAATATAAAAGGTATGAAAATCAGCATGCTGAAATTTTCGACACAGAAACTTCAGACAGAGCTTTCGAAGAGGAAGTAATGTTATCAGGTTTCGCGAATGCACAAGTTAAACCAGAAGGATCTGGCGTAACTTTTGACAGCGCACAAGAAACTTTCACTGCTAGATACACGCACGAGACTATTGCTCTTGCATTTTCAATCACAGAAGAAGCGATTGAAGATAACTTGTATGACAGACTTGCGTCTAGATATACAAAAGCATTAGCAAGATCTATGGCGAATACCAAACAAGTAAAAGCAGCAAACGTATTAAACAATGCGTTTGACTCAAGCTTCGCTGGCGGAGATGGAAAAGAGCTTTGTGCTACTGACCACCCAACAATCGCTGGTACAGTTTCTAACGAGTTAGGCACTTCTGCCGACTTGAACGAAACTTCATTAGAACAAGCATTGATCGACATTGCTGCGTTCACTGATGAAAGAGGCTTGAAAATTGCAGCGAGAGGATTGAAATTAATCATCCCTAGTGAATTACAATTCACTGCAGAGAGATTAATGAAATCAGCTCAAAGAGTTGGTACTGCGGACAATGATATCAACGCAATCAACAGCATGGGAATGATTCCACAAGGTTACACTGTGAATAATTTCTTAACTGACACAGATGCGTTCTTTATCAAAACAGACGTTCCAAATGGTCTGAAAATGTTCGTAAGATCACCTATCAAAACTGCAATGGAAGGTGACTTCGATACTGGAAACGTTAGATACAAAGCAAGAGAGAGATACTCTTTTGGTTTCTCTGATTTCAGAGGTATCTTCGGATCTCCAGGTGCTTAATACTTGATTTAAAAGTATTATTTATCTTGAAAGGCCCCTTTACTGGGGCCTTTCTTTTTGATAGAAAGGACGAACCATGATGAAGAAATTCTTAGTAAAAATCAACGCATACGGATATAGAGGAGAAACTACAGTAGATGCTGTAGATAGCGCCCAAGGTATCGAACATGCTATCCTTGACAAAATAGGAAAAAAAGGTATAAAGTTTACTCCAGATGGTACCTCTTATAGAGTGTGTCATTTAACCTACGAGGAGATTGTAAATGGAGAACAATCACATCAAGGATCTTTACAAGACAAAAAGATCGCTTGAGTTAGAGTGGGAGCAAGACCATATTCATAATGGTAAATATACCATTAATATGGTTAGGATTGATGAAGAGATTAAAAAAGTTATCAGCCATATTAAGATAGCTGAAGCTAAAGAATCTTTACATCAGGTTAAAATAGAATCCGCTGCTTCTGAATTTTCTATAGCTGGTTAAATAAACCAAGCTATTTTCGCTGGAATGCGTTTTCCTGATAAGGATATCTTGCGCTTTAATTAAAATTAGTCTATAAATTAATCACTATACATTAAATTCCGCATAGACGCGTATAGTCGACGGCCTAGAGACTATGTGGAAATAACTAGGAGGATAATAATATGGCACAAACTACATTTACAGGACCAGTAGTTGCACTTAATGGTTTCATCGGTGGAGCGAATTCAAACTCTACTGCTGGTGATACTGCTCAAGGTGGCGGCGTAGCATGGACTGTTTCAAATACTTCAACACTTACAATTGCAACTGGCTCAAGAGCTGGTGAAACTTTAAGCGCTGTAAGTAATTTAGGTGTAATGGTTTTTGTTGCAAACGGTTATACAGGAGCTGCAACTTATGCATTTTCTGATGGTACAACTTGGAAACAAGTTATTACTGGAACTGACGTTACAACAAGCTAATAATTATAGAAGCTCCTTCGGGAGCTTCTAATTAAGGAGAAAAAATGGGTATGAAATCAGATGTAAAAGCAGTACAGGTTACAGCAGCTGGTAGCATTTTTGCAGGTAGAACTAGATTAAGAGGAATTATTCTTTCTAACGTTACTACTACAACGACTACTGGATCCGTAATACTACAAGACAATGAAGGAACTCAGTTTCAAGCAGATGTTCCTCCAGGTGATGTATTTTCTTTTAATATGCCAGAAGATGGAATTTTATTTAAAGGCTTTATAACTTGTAATGCAATCACAAGCGCTAAGTGTACAGTATTAATTGATAAGTAGGAGGTTAATTAATGGCTACCTCTGGAACAACAACTTTCGAATCAAGTTTTTCTATTGATGAAGTTATAGAAGAAGCTTATGAAAGAATAGGTCAACAACCTATGTCTGGCCAAGAAATGAAATCTGCTAGACGTTCTTTAAACATTATGTTTCAAGAATGGGCAAATAGAGGTTTACACTATTGGGAAGTAAAAAATAATTCTATTACATTAGTCAATGGTCAATCTGTCTATACTATGTTTAGATCGACAAATGATGGTACTTCAAGTGCTACAGCAGTATATGGCGTAGATGACATTTTAGAAATGTCTTATAGAAATAGTTCTTCCGTAGATTTTCCTTTAACAAAAATTAATAGATCTGAATATCAATCTCTTTCTAATAAAACAGATACAGGAACACCTGTACAATATTTTGTTCAACGATTTATTGATAGAGTAACAGTAACTTTATATTTAACACCAGGAAGTACAGAAGCTGGTAATTTTATTAATTACTATTATGTAAGTAGAATTCAAGACGCAGGTGCTTATACCAATGAATCGGATGTTCCTTATAGATTTGTTCCGTGTATGGTGTCCGGTTTAGCTTTTTATCTTTCACAAAAATTTGCACCACAAAGAACACAAGAAATGAAATTATTATATGAAGATGAACTTCAAAGAGCGCTACAAGAAGACGGCTCTTCTAGCAGCTCGTACATAAGTCCGAAAGTATATTATCCAAGTGTCTAATACTGCTTCAGGAAAATTTTCAAAATTTATATCCGACAGGTCGGGTATGGAATTTCCATACAAAGAAATGGTGAAAGAATGGAATGGTGCAAGAGTACATATTTCTGAATTTGAACCTAAACATCCACAACTAGAACCTAAACCACATACTGCAGATCCACAAGGATTACAAAATGCAAGACCGGATAGAACAGAACCACAAACCGATCCATTATTACCTGCGGAACCTTTTATTATTACTTCTGGTAGTTCCATTATTAATGTGTATGAACCATCGCATGGTAGAACTACAGGAAATACGGTTGTATTTAGAAATGTAGATGGAAGTCCAGGAGGATTAGCTTATACACTATTTGAAAATACTTCAGGATTTAGTATAACAGTTACAGGTACAGACAATTATACTTTTAATCTAGGAAGTACACCAACTGTATCCGGAAAATTTGGAGGAATGACAGTAACAGCAGGACCTGTTACATTAACACCATGACTTACGCAGAACTAGTACAAAAAATTAGAGATTACACAGAAGTAGATTCCAATGTTTTAACATCTACAATTATAGATGGTTTCATTGAAAATGCTGAATGGAGAATTCAAAGAGATACGGATGCAGATTATCAAAGACAGTATCAAACAGCTAATTTAATTGCAGGGCAAAAATTTATTAATTTACCTCAAAGCTATATTATTGTTAGATCTGTTCAAATCTTTACTTCTACAGACACTTCTTTGTCAGGAGATAGATCTTATTTAGAAGTTAGAGATACTAGTTTCATATCAGAATATAACAATAATAATGCTACAGGTTTTCCTAAATACTATGCTAATTGGTATGAAAACGTTTTAGCTTTTGCACCTATTCCTGATAATACGTATTCCATTCAAGTAAATTATATCTTGAAACCACCTCAATTATCGGCTAGTAATACAAATACATACTTAAGTCAGTATTTTCCCAATGGACTTTTGTATGCATGTTTAGTTGAAGCATATAGCTTTTTAAAGGGGCCAAATGATCTCTTGCAATTATACGAAGGAAAGTATAAACAAGCGATGGAAGGTTTCTCAATTGAACAAATGGGAAGAAGAAGACGAGATGAATACCAAGCAGGTGTTCCTCGAGTCGGAAAACAATAAGGAGATAAACTATGGCGATAACACAAGCGATTGCAAATTCTTTTAAAAAAGAATTGTTAGAAGGTCAGCATGAATTTCAATTTGGTGGAGACAAATTCAAATTGGCTCTTTATAGTTCTTCAGCTACTATAAACTCAGCAACAACTTCTTTTACAACGACAGGTCAAGTTGGTGATAGTGGTTCCTACACTTCAGGTGGTGGAGCATTAGTACAACCGAATCCAAGTACATCCGTTGCATCAGGTGTTGCGATTGTTGATTTTAATGATTTATCATTTACAGGTGCAACAATCACTGCAAGAGGAGCATTAATCTATAATACTTCTGCTTCTAACAAAGCAGTTGCAGTTTTAGATTTTACATCTGATAAAATTAGTACAGACGGAACTTTCACAATTATTTTTCCAGCATTCACTACATCGGCAGCTATATTAAGAATCTCCGGCTAATAAGGAGGTTTTAAGTGGCAGGTTGGAATGGTAACTATACTTGGGGTACAGGTACTTGGGGTATCGGCCGAATTGATGTTTCTGTAAACCTTACAGGGCAATCTCTTACCACTAATCTTGAAAATGTTACGGTTAACGCTAATGCTAATGTTAATGTAACAGGACAAGCTCTTACCACTAATCTTGAAAATGTTACTGTTGAAACAGGTGTTGATGTTAATGTAACAGGTCAATTACTATCCGCAAATTTAAATAGTGTAACGGTTACAGCAGATGCAAATGTAAATACATCTGGAGAACTTTTATCTGCAAGTTTAAACAGTGTTACCATTACAGCAGATGCAAATGTAAATGCAATAGGTCAATTACTATCTGCGAATTTAGATGATGTAGCTATTACAGCAGATGCTAATATCAATGCTATAGGTCAAGCACTAACTGCTACAGAAGGAGATGTTACTGTTACAGCAAATGCTAATGTAAATGTAACAGGGCAAGAATTAACCGTTCAAGAAAATACTCCAGACATAACTGCAGATGCAAATGTAAATGTAACAGGACAATTATTATCTGCAAATTTAGATAATGTAGCTATTACCGCAGATGCTAATGTTAATGTAACAGGGCAAGAATTAACCGTTCAAGAAAATGATGTAAGTATTGTTACAGGAGTTGTAGTTGATCTAACCGGCCAAGCACTAACTGCTACAGAAGGAAATGTTACTATTACAGCAAATGCGGACGTTAATGTAACTGGTCAAGATCTAACGGTTCAAGATAATGTGCCGGATGTTACAGGAGATGCTAATGTTAATCTAACAGGTCAAACGTTAACTGCTGCAGAAGGAAATGTTACCACAACTGCAGATGCTAATATTAATGTAACCGGTCAAGATTTAACCGTTCAAGAAAATGACGTAGACGTTATAGGAAATGCAAGTGTTGTTTTAACAGGAATAAATTTAACTGCGAGAACAGGGGTATTAGATACGGTTATTTGGACTTCTATTAATACCGGATCTCAAGCTACGTATACGGATGTCAGCACAGGAACAACCAGTAATTGGGTAGATGTGGATACTGGTTCCAATGTATCATGGAAAAACGTTGCTTGACACCAATATTTAAATTGAATAATATTAACCAATTTTAGGAATATAAATTATGCCAAATACAACATCAGCAAGTTTAAAATTAACGGTTCAGGCTACTGGAGAAAATTCAGGAACTTGGGGTCAAATTACGAATACTAACTTACTTATTTTAGAACAAGCAATTGGAGGCTACGACGCTGTAGCTCTAAATGCTACAACGGGAGCAACATTAGCTTATACCGATGGTGCCTTATCTAATGGTAAAAATAAAGTCATTAAATTAACAGGGACGCTTACAGCAAATGTCAATGTTGTGATTCCCGATAACGTTGAAAAAACTTATATTATTGAAAATGCAACCAGTGGAGCTTTTACGGTGACTGTAAAAACAACTTCTGGAACAGGTCCTACATTCGCAGCTACAGATAAAACAATAAAACTTGTATATTCTGATGGAACTGATATTGTAGAGTATAGTAATAATTTATCAGGTGTTGCTAGTAACGGTTTTGCTGTTGCTATGGCAATTGCCCTCTGATGCAAACTATAGAATGTAAAAAATGTTCTAATGATTTACCATTAGACAATTATTACGATAATAAACTAGGCAAATATAAAAAACAAAACGTCTGTAAAAAATGTATGAATATTTATGATTATAAAACAGACAAAAACAAGAAACTAAAAAAAGCATACGGCATTTCATTAGATGAATATAATGAATTGTTATCCAAGCAAAATGGTAAGTGTGCTATTTGTGGTGTAGATAATAACGGTAAATATCGAAAAAAATCAAGAGCTTTTGCTGTAGATCATTGTCATACTACAGGTAAAATTAGGGGTTTATTATGCAGTGATTGTAATACTGGCATCGGTCTATTAAAAGATAATGTTAACTTTTTACAATTTGCTATTAAATACTTGAATAAAACTAAAAATTAATGTAAGGAGAATAAAATATGGCACAAGATTTTACAAGATATAGCGCTGAAGCAACGGATAGTGCTACAACAATATTTACAGCAGATTCCAATGACGCAGTGATTGGAGTAAGAGTAACCAACACAACAGCTGCAGCAATTGCTATTGATGTTTGGGTTTCTGTATCAGGATCAACCGACAGATACATTGCAAAAGATTTAAGTATACCACCAGCAAGTTCTGTTGAACTTGTAACCGGTGGAGCTAAATTTGTCATGCAGAACACAGATGTATTAAAAGTACAAAGTGATACTGCAACGTCAGCTGATGTTTATGTGAGTGTCGTTGATTCAATAAGTGCATAAGGAGAAGTAATGGATAGTTTATATACTACACTTTATATTGGTAACAAACCAGGTGCAGAGGATATCTATACGCATGCAGAGACTATTGATAAAGTTATAACTATTGAATCTGCAGTACTTGCAGGTCCAGTAACATTTTCAGAAACCGTAACTGTAACAGGAACCTTGGTAATTGTATAATGAGTGAATTAAAAGTAGATAAAGTCTCACCAAGATCAGGTACTTATGTTTCTTTAAATACCGTTGGTTCTAAGAACATCATCATCAATGGTGATATGAGTATTGCTCAGAGAGGAACTTCTGAAAGTGGAATTGGTACTAGTGGAGGTACTTATCTACTGGATAGATTTGAGTTTGTAAATGCTACTATAGGAACTTGGACTATGTCGCAAGATACAGATGTTCCAACGGGTCAAGGTTTTGCTAAATCTTTAAAATTAGATTGTACGACTGCTGATGCTGCACCAGCAGCAGGTGATTTTTTAATACTCAGACAAATTATAGAAGGTCAAAATTTACAATATTTAAAAAAAGGAACTGCAAATGCTGAAAGTTTAACTTTATCTTTTTGGGTTAAATCATCAAAAACTGGAACATATATTGCAGAATTGTATGATGGAGATAATGCAAGACAAATTTCTAAATCGTACACAATAGATAGCGCATCAACTTGGGAAAAGAAAACGATTACTTATGCTGGAGATACTACAGGTGCATTTAATAATGATAATGGTGCAAGTCTTAATTTACAATTTTTTCTAGGGGCTGGGACTGATTTTACTTCAGGAACTTTAAATACATCTTGGAACTCTGCAACAACTGCAAACAGAGCAGTAGGTCAAGTCAACCTTGGAGATAGTACATCTAATGATTTTTGGATTACAGGCGTACAATTAGAAGCAGGAACAACCGCATCTGATTTTGAGTTCTTGCCGTATGATATGAATTTACGAAGATGTCAGAGGTATTTTGAAAAAACTTGCATTGTAACAGGTGGACGAAATAATACTAATTTAATACACGCTTTTTGTAAATTTATGGTAAGAAAAAGATCAGATAATCAAGCATTTTCAGTTGATACAAGTACTTCTAATGAAGTAGCAAATCCTGGAGTTGCGGCATATAGTATTACATCTTTAGGCGTTATATTAGGAGAAGATTTTTCAGGTGCTAATTTAGCTTTAAATATAGATGCTGATCCAGCAAGTAATGCACCAATAACTTCTTATTTACATACAGAATATATATTAGTGGATAATGAATTATGATTAGTACAGTAGAAAAAATATACACTACAGATTTAAGTAATAATGAAATTATAAATTTTAAAATTACTTACTCTAATGGAGAAATTTGGATTGTTAAAAATAATTCTGATAATAGACATTACCAAGCAATACAAGAATGGATTGCAGCAGGAAACACGGTGATTGATAACGGAGGAAATAGTTAATGGCATCTATATTAAAAGTAGACACGATCCAGGATCAAAGCGGCAATAACATTATCAATGAAAATGCTGATACGATCACCATTGGAGCATCAGGGGATACGATTAC